GATGGACGATTGATCACAAGAAGCCTTTAGGCGCTCTTTATATTTTTATGTGAAAGGAGGAAATATGGCCGGTAATATTAAAGGAATAAAAATTGAAATTGGCGGTGACACACAGCCCCTTCAAAATGCCCTGAAGAAAGTAAATTCTGCTTCTATTGAAGCAGCAAAAGAATTGAAGAGCATTGACAAGGCTCTAAAATTTGACACAGGGAATGTGACTCTATTGGCTCAGAAGCAAGAAGTCCTCCAAAAGCAAGTCTCAACAACCAAGGAAAAACTTGAAACATTAAGACAAGCACAAGTTGAAGCTCAGTTCAAGAGTGGTGACATTGGTGCTGATCAATACCGTGCATTTCAACGGGAAGTGGTCCAGACAGAGAACATCCTGAAGGGCTATGAGAACAAGCTTGAGAATGTCAATAAGGCACTAGACGGAAATGGGAATGCTACCAAGTCCAACCGTGAACAACTGAAAGAGCTTCAAAACGAGCAACAGCGCCTTGCAAGTGAAGGTGACAAAGTTGTCAGCTCATTCAAATTGCAAGAAAGCCAGATGGGTTCCAACGCTAGTGAAGCAGATAAGCTGGCGCTTGCTGAACAAAAGATTGGAAAACAAAGTGAGATTGTTGCTCAACAGGTCGAGAACCTTGAAAAACAACTTGCAATTGCAAAACAAGAGTATGGCGAGAACTCAACAGAAGTCAATAAGCTAGAAACTCAATTGAACGAGTCCAAGGCTGCTTTCAACGGGCTTGCCAATGAAATGGAAAATCTTGGTGAGTCGGGAAAGAAAGCTAGTAGCGGTCTTGAAGAGACAAACAAGCTTCTGAAAGCTGAGTTACTGAATCAATTCTCTGAGAAATTATCTGAGATCAGTCAGAAGTTGGTTGATTTTGGGAAGAGCGCTCTAGATGCGTTCAGGGAAATTGATGAAGGAATGGACACCATTGTCACCAAGACTGGTGCCGGTGGAAAGGCTCTTGAAGAAATGCAAGGCATTGCCAATGGCATAGCCACAGAGGTCCCTACTGATTTCAGTACCATCGGGAATGCAGTTGGTGAGGTCAATACTCAATTCAAATTGACCGGTGACGCTCTCAAAGTGACCTCAGAAGACATGATCAAGTTCTCTGAGATCAATGGTACAGATGTAACCAATGCAACAATCCAATCAAAGCAAGCAATGGAAGCTTATGGTTTATCTATTGATGACCTAACAGAGATTCTGGACAATGTCACCTATGTTTCTCAAGATACAGGGGTTTCTGTTGATGAGCTGATGAAAAAGGCAACTGATGGAGCGCCTCAAATCAAGATGCTTGGTCTTGAATTTGGTGAAGCAGTCACCCTCATTGGTCAATTCGAGAAAAACGGGGTGGATTCATCCTCAGCGCTCTCTGGATTGACAAAGGCTGCTGGTGTATATACCAAGCAAGGAAAGACCATGAAGCAAGGTCTGAATGAAACCATTGAAGCCATCAAGAACAGCAAGTCAGAGACCGAAGCAATGGGAATTGCTATGGAGATCTTTGGTGCTAAGAAAGCTCCTCAGATGATTGATGCAATCAAACGTGGGAAATTCAACATGGAAGATTTAGGCTACACTTCGCAAGTGTCAGCCGGTCTGGTTTCTCAAACTTATGAAAACACTTTAGATCCTATTGACAAGTTCACCACAGCCCAAAACGGTTTGAAAATCGTTATGGCTGAAGTTGGTGGAGCAATTGCTGAAACCTTTGCGCCTGCTTTAGACATCATTGTGGATATCTTCAAGAAGGTAGCAGAATGGATCAACAACTTGCCGGGACCAATCAAGAACTTTGTTGTAGTATTTGGATCAATTGTGACTGTGGCTGGTGTACTTGCACCCATTTTCCTTGCTCTTCAAGCGGCCGCTGTGGCTGTTGGAACAAGTATAGGAGGGCTGATAGCTGCTGCATTGCCAATCATTGCGGTGATAGCCGCTGTTGTTGTAGCAGTAACCGGAATTGTATTGGCCATCAAGCACTTATGGGAAACCAATGAGGGATTCAGGACCGCTGTTGAAACAGTCTGGAACGCTATCATGTCAGTCATCAACACTGTTGTCCAAGCCATTTCAAGCTTTGTTATGGAAATATGGGGAACACTGACAACATGGTGGAATGACAATCAACAATTGATCAGACAGACAGCAGAAACAGTCTGGAACGCTATTTCAGCAGTAGTGACAACAGTCATGAATGTTCTTGGTCCATTTATTGAAACTGCATGGAATAACATTTCAACGGTAATTTCTACGGTCTGGGACACTATCAAGACGGTTGTTGAAACAGCTATCAATGTGGTATTAGGCATCATTAAAACTGTGATGCAAATTATCAACGGGGACTGGTCCGGGGCTTGGGAATCCATCAAAGGCATTGCTGAAAGCATCTGGAATGGTATCAAGAGCATTGCTGAATCTGTATTCAATGCGATGGCTCAGATTCTATCCAACATCTGGAATACTATTTCAAGCACTGCATCAAGCATTTGGAACGGGATCAGCTCAACCCTATCAGGCATCTGGAATGGAATTTCAAGCACGGTCTCAAGTGTGTTCAATGGAATTTCAAGCACGATTTCAGGAATCTGGAACGGTATCAGCTCAACTGCATCAGGAATCTGGAACGGGATCAAAGACACAATTGGGGGTGCTATCAATGGAGCCAAAGACCTAGTAGGAAAAGCTATTGATGGAATTAAAGGCTTCTTCAATTTCCAATTCAAGTGGCCACACATTCCACTGCCTCACTTCAAGGCAAGTGGATCACTGAACCCAATGGACTGGCTGAAAGGTAAAGGGATTCCAAGCATTGGCATTGAATGGTATGCCAAAGGTGGGATCTTAACTAAGCCCACAGCATTTGGCATGAACGGAAATAGCCTGATGGTTGGTGGTGAAGCAGGAAAAGAAGCAGTCCTGCCACTGAATGAACGGAACTTGAGCGCCATTGGTCGGGGCATTGCCCAAACAATGGACCCACAAGGAACCGTGATCAATATCAACATCTCTGACAATATCATCAGAGAAGAAGCTGACATTGAGAAGATCGCTAATAAGGTATCTCAGAAGATAGCTGCTGAATTGAGGAGACAGAAAGAATTGAGAGGAGCGCCTGCATGGTAAAGTACAATGAATTGATTATTGATGGAGTCGGGACTTCATCATTTCCATTTGATGTGATTGTGCTTGAAGGTCCTACAATTCAGGTTGGTCTGTCAAAGGATAAGCTGTTGAGCCATGATGGAGTTAGTGGATATATTGTTCAGTCGAACCCTCACAGAGAAGCGATTGAAAAGAAATACACCCTTCAGCTCATCAACCCAACAGAGTTGCAAGTCCTTGAATTTGTCCAATTTCTCTCTAAAAGAAATTTCTGGCTTGAGAATCAACAGAACAAACTCACAAGATGGTTCTGTTATCAGACAAAGGTGTCTGACACTCAGAGAGATAAAACAAAAATGTATTCTGTGGAAGTGACATTTGTTTGTCACCCTACAAAATATATGAAGAACAATGATGTTCAAACTCTCACTTCAAATGGTGTTCTCAGGCTACAAGGTAGCTCACTAGCGTTCCCTAAAATCATAATTAGAGGAAATAGCTCATCTGAGACCAGCTTCACAATTGGGAAGCAAACCATCAAGCTTGAACAGCTATCTGAGAGCGCTGTGATGGTAAATGATCCACAGAATCCAAGTTTCCTTGATAAGAAAGGGAATCTTGTGAAGTGGTCAGGAGATTTCATTACAATTGACGCTAACCAAGTTCAGAAGACGGTTGGTGTGGTTTTAGGACCAGGTATTCAATCACTTGTCTTTGAAACTATTTGGGGGTGGTTATAATTCTATATCTATTAGACAGAAATGTTCAAACAGTGAAATGGAATGGGCAACCACTCCATGAGGCGACAAAAGCAGAAGTTGAAGAAGTAACCAATGAGAGCTACACACTCAAGGTTGACTATCCAATCACAGACACTGAAATTTATAAGAAATTTCAGGAAGACATGCTCATTATTGCTCCAACTCCTGTGACCGGCCGGCAACTTTTCCGGATCAAAGAAATCAGTGAGCAAGATGACACAGTAAACTTGACTTGTCAGCACATCACAGAAGACATCTTCAAGCGTTCTGTTCGTCCTATCAAGGTTTCAAATTCAACTTGTCAGATCGCCTTGAATGCTATGATTTCAGCAGTTAAGACACCACTTGGAAAATTCTCTTTCACAAGTAACATCATGGACAATAGAACATTCAACACCACAGAGGACGAAACGCTCTATAAGATCCTGATGGATGGCAAACATTCCATTGTAGGCGCTTGGGAAGGTGAGATGATCCGTGACAACTTCCTGATCGACATTCCAAAGAGTCGGGGCATTGATCGTGGTGTAGTAATCACCACACATCAAAATTTGAAGCAGTATGAACGAAACAAGAGCAGTTCCAGCATCATCACAAGGCTACATCTGAAATCAACATTCAAACCAGAGGGAGCAGAAGAAGACACGGTTCTGAAAGTCACTGTGGACAGCCCCCTCATTGGCAATTATCCTTACATCAATGAAGCCGAGTATGAGAACAATGATCTTACTACAGAGGAAGAATTGAGAAAATGGGGTGAAGCCAAATTCAAGAATGGAGACATTGACAAGTCCACTGATCAAATCAAGGTTGAAGCTTATGAGCTAGATGGTCAAACTGTTCACCTTGGTGACACAGTGACCATCATGA